TACATTGTTAACAGATGGTTATCTATGCGTCAGGACTTGACAGAAATTATTAATGAGTTACAAACATACACAATTGGATTGTTACGACCAAAAGAAACATATCGTCTCTACTATGAATTTTTGCCTACCAACAAAGGGTTTGCAAAATACATAAAAGGCAAAAAAGACGAAAAGTTTTCAGACAAATTAATCGCACAGGTAGCAGAGCATTACAGCATTGGTAAATCAGAAGCATCAGACTACGTGGAATTAATGGATCAAACTAGTTGCACCCGTCTGCTAGGTTTATATGGATATACTGACAGTGAAATAAAAACAATGATTAAAGGAGTAAAAAAATGACACCAGAACAATTTACCTACTGGTTGCAAGGATTTATAGAATTAAGCAACCCAACCCATTTAACTACTAGACAGCTTGAAATTGTAAAAGATCATCTAGCATCGGTATTTAACAAAGAAACACCGGACAGAAACACGGTTGGATGGACTCCGGATTGGACAGTGATGCCGGGAACAACTACACCAGTAGTTCCATATACATATCCAGATATCACAAACGACCGAACAACAATAATTTGTTAATCATGAGTATTAACACAGAATCACATTACAAAGGCAAAGATAGTCTTTATAAGTTTGCAGAAGATTGGCAATTGAATTCATATGAATTTGATATCATTAAACGCATTGTTAGATGTCGGTTTAAGGATCAGTTCAGCCAGGATTTGATTAAAACAAAAAATTTAATTGACATTTATCTAAAAGAATGTGGCGAAAAAGAAAAAGTTCGGTTGGATATTGAAAAATAATTTCTTATAATATAAAAAAAGAAAATGAAAAATATTTTTGATATCCAATTGAATTGGAAGATACTTATCATAACATTGTTAGCATACATGTTTGCAATGTCAATGTTTTTTGAGTATTGCGTCAATCGAGAAATTAACGAATATGTAGGTGGCGCAGCCGGAGTCATTGCATTGATTTACACAGTCTGGCAAATTGAATTAATTATTAAATTTATTAACAAAACAATTAAAAACAAAGTAAAATGATTACAGGAATTATTATTGGAATCTTCCTTGTTATTGCAGGGATCAAAATTGTAAGTGCAATTAGTCAAGACAGCCCAAAGGGTCTAACAACAGGTATCGCGATTGCTATTGTAGGAGTCGTTATTGCATTCGTTCAGCCATATAGTGTTGAAAAAATTGACAGTGGTTACAAAGGACTAAAGATTAGTTTGGTAGGATCACAGCGTGGCGTAACTAACTATCAATACAAGACAGGTTGGGTAGTATACAATTCGTGGACTGAGCAAGTTAAAGAATTTCCATTGTACCAACAACACATCGAATATGATGACCAGGTGGTAATTACAAAAGGAGGATTCTCAGCAACTATTAAACCAACCTTTAACTATTCTTTGAAGGAAAACAATATTGGGGACATGTTTGTGAATCTTCGATTGGATATTAAATCTATTGAACAAGGCTGGCTAAAAAATGCAATTGTTGGGGCAGTTAATGATGAAGCAAATAAATGGGAAGTTGACTCAATCTTTAGTCACCGACAAGAATTCGAAGCCGCAATTGTTGTAGAATGTAATAAAAGACTTACTAAGTGGTTTGATGTATCTCAATTGAGAACTAATATTACACCACCAGAAGCATTACAAGAAGCAATTATATCTAAAACAAAAGCAATCCAGCAAGCAGAAGCATCTGAGCAACAAGCATTGACAGCAATTGCTGAGGGTAAGAGAAAAGTAGCAGTAGCAAGAGCAGACTCAGCTGAGACAATTATTAATGCCAAAGCAGCAGCACTAGCAATTAAGTTGAAACAGATGGAATTGACGCCAATGTATATTGAGTATACAAAAGCTAGCAAATGGGATGGAGTATTGCCAACCACTGTAGCAGGAGGCGCAGGAACATTCTTGAATGTTAAATAACTAAACCACAATATATAATGAAAAGCCGTAGCAGAAATGTTGCGGCTTTTTTACTGTTCTTTTGGTTTTTATCAAATATTTCATTATAATATAGTATGAAAGAAAATGTAAATTACATAGCTCCTATCTATAAGCTATCATTGCGAGATGCTACAACTGTTCCTAGAAAGATTTCATATTCACAATGGTCTATGTATGAGAAATGTCCACAGCAATGGAAACTTGCTTACATTGATGGACTAGCTCCATTTCAGTCTAGCATTGATACTTGTTTTGGAACAGCCTTTCATGAAACCCTGCAAACATATTTAACAGTGATGTACACCGATTCTATAAAGAATGCTGATAGAATTGATTTGCAAGGACTATTAACAACTAATCTTCGAAATGAATATTTACGCACGGTTGCCGCAATGAATGGCGAACATTATTCAAACCCATTGCAATTAGCTGAGTATCTAGAAGATGGTGTTGCTATTTTAAATTGGTTTAAAAATAGACGTTCAACCTATTTTTCTTCAAAGGATATGGAACTTGTAGCAATTGAGATGGAACTATGTACTCAAGCTTCAAGCAAGAATCCTTCTGTGTTCTGGTATGGTTTTATCGATGTTGTTTTGAGAAACACAAAGACCAATGAAATTTTAATACTAGATATCAAAACAAGCAGAAGTGGTTGGAACAAATATCAAAAGGCAGACAGTGTAAAAATGGCACAACTAATTGCATATAAAAACTATTTTCATCAACAATTTGGTACTCCAATTGAGAAAATCGATGTTGAATTTTTTATTGTTAAACGCAAATTGATAGAAGATTCAATGTTTCCACAAAAAAGAATACAACAACTTCGGCCAGCATCTGGTACGGTTACTCAGCGCAAAGTGCAGAAAGCAATTGATACCTTTGTTGAATTGTGTTTTGACCAAGAAGGCAATAAAAATGCAGACCGCACCTATTTAGCGGTTGCTGGTAAAGGAGCAAAGAATTGCAAATATTGTCCATTCAAAGAAGATTATGCAAATTGCCCTAAAGAATCTAGGATTCGTGAATAAAATTGATTATAATAGTAATATGATTCAGTTTAAACATAAACATACATATGTATATGGATTTGAAATTCAAAAGAAGTCTCCATATACTGGCTGGACAAAATATGAATATACATTGTTAACTGATATCTCAGATCCACAGTGTAAATCAAATCGTACAGAGTTGGAATCAATGCTCCGAGTAGCATATGGTCATCTTCCCAAGAGTGTTAAATTTTTATATGAAAAATCAAAATGAAAAAAGTAGCAGTTATAGGTAGCACTGGGTGGCAAAATAAAAGAAAAGTTCAAGATACACTGTTTCGACTAAACAAACAGTTTGGCAATGAATTAACAGTTATAGGAGCTGGTGGGAATGAAGGCGCTAACAGTATGGTTAGAAAATATGCCTTAGAATTCGGAATAAACTATCAGGAATTTAATCCATCATTTTCTGGATATAATTTATACTCAGCAATGCCAGAAACATATTATGGTAAATCATATCATTTTAGTCAGCTTCATCATCGCATGAAATTAATTGCGGAACAATGTGATTTCATGATGATAATGACCCAGGAAGATCAGTTAGATCCTGTTTTAAAAACAGCATACACAAAGCAACAAAAACTTGGTAAACCGGTGGTTATATTAGGTTAAACTATATTTATATAAAAGTTACAAGGAATACATGGAGTTATCAAAAAAGAAAAAAATCCTATTACTAGGAGATGATTTCCGTTTGCCATCTGGTATCGGAACTATCAGCAAAGAAATTATTTTAAACACAGTTAAAGAGTTTGATTGGGTTCAGTTAGGCGCTGCAATTAATCACCCAGATGCGGGACAAGCATTTGATCTATCTGCTGAGGTAATCAATGAGACTGGCGTGACAGATGCATCAGTTAAATTGATTCCATGGAATGGATATGGCGATCGAAACATTTTGTTTGCAATTATCAATCAGGAACAGCCTGATGCAATTCTTCACTTTACAGATCCACGTTATTGGACATGGTTGTATGCAATTGAGCATGAAATAAAAACAACATTCAATATTCCAATCACATATTATTCTATCTGGGATGATTTACCATATCCAATGTGGAACGCACCTTTTTATGCGAGTTGTGATATGATTATGGGAATTAGCAAGCAATCTGACAATATCCACAGAGAAGTTCTTAAACAGAATGGATTTGGCGTTATTAACTATGATGAATCAGATCATTTACCATCGAATAAAAAATGGAACCAAGTAATTACGGGATATGTTCCTCACGGGTTGAATCATAATGTGTTTAAACCATTAAGCTCAAGTGACCCAGCATATGTTGCAATGCATAAAAAAATCAAACAAGATAATAAAGTTGATTTTGTTGTGTTTTGGAATAATCGCAATATTCGAAGAAAACAACCAGGCGATGTAGTTTTAGCATTTAAAACGTTTGTAGACACATTACCAGCAGACCAACAAAGCAAAATTGCATTAGTTATGCATACTCAGGCAATAGATGAAAATGGTACAGACTTAAGAGCAATTGCAAAAACTTTGGCTCCTACCTGCAAAATTATTTTCTCAGAACAAAAAATAAACGCAGCTGAATTAAATGCAATGTACAATGTTGCCGACGTTACTATCAATATTGGTAGCAATGAAGGTTGGGGACTTAGTAGTACCGAAGCAATCCTAGCAGGATGTCCAATTATTAACAATGTTACTGGTGGATTGCAAGACCAATGTGGATTTGAAGATGAAAATGGAGAATGGCTTCGTTTTGATGGCAAATTTTCAACTAACCATACCGGCCGATTTAAAAAACATGGAATATGGGTAAAACCAGTATTCCCAAGCAACAGATCCCTACAAGGATCGCCATCAACACCATATATTTTTGATGACCGAGTTCAATTTGAACAAGTTGCTGAGGCAATTGCATATTGGTATACAATGACCGAAGAAAATAGAGCTGCATGTGGATTTGAAGGCCGAACATGGGCCTTAGCTAACGGATTAACGGCGGAACAGATGGGTAACAAAATGATTTCGATGTTTAGAGATTTATTTGCAATGCATAGAGAATTGAGACCGTTATTTACCGTAACAAAAACACAACAAACTAATTACGAACAAACAGGAATAGTAGCACAATGAGAAAAGTAGTTATAGCGTCGCCAGTTGCGACACAATCAGGTTATGGGCATCATGCACGCGAAGTCATAACAAATATTATTGAACAACGAGGATCTGAATGGGATGTAAAATTAGTTTCATTGCCATGGGGACATACTCCAATGACTTATCCAATTTCTGTAGATTTGCAACTACGTATTATTCCATTGCCATTAACAGAACAACCAGATGTTTGGATTCAAATTTCGGTTCCAAATGAATTTCAAGCTGTTGGTAAATACAATATCGGAGTAACAGCAGGTACCGAAGGAGATATTTGTCCAGCACAATGGATTGAAACTATCAACACAATGCAATTGATAATTGTACCTAGTGAATTCACTCGTTCCACATTTGAGGAAACAGCGAAACGCAACAACATGTTGATTACAACTCGAATTGAAGTAGTTCCAGAATATTTTGATGAAACAGTGTATAAATCATCAACTGATACTGTACTATCTGAATTAGATTCAGTTACCGAATCATTTGCCTTCTTATCAGTCGGACATTGGTTGCAAGGCCAATTAGGCGAAGACCGAAAAAACATAGGAGCCATGGTACATTGCTTTTTTCATGCATTTAAAGATGTTAAAGAAGCACCAGCACTTATCCTAAAAACATCAGGCGCAACATATAGTATTATGGACCGAATGGATATTGAAAATCGAATCAATCAAGTTCGAGATATGTACGGTACTGCAAAATTACCCAATGTTTATTTAGTGCATGGAGATTTAACGGATGCTGAAATGAATTCACTATACAATCATCCAAAAGTCAAAGCATTTGTGTCATTTACAAAAGCAGAAGGATTTGGAAGACCATTATTAGAATTCTCAGCAACAAGCAAACCAATTATTGCGCCGCATTATTCAGGTCAATCAGATTTCCTCAAAAAAGATTTTATTTGTGCACTACCAGGACAATTAACACCGATTCATGCATCAGCACAAAATGAGTTTTTAATTGGCGATGCAAAATGGTTTAGTGTTGATTATGGATATGCTTCAGCCATGATGAAAGATGTTCGTAAAAACTACAAGAAGTGGGCTGAATTAGCAAAACGTCAACGCTATTTTGTTAATTCGACATTTACCAAAACAGCTGTCGCACAAACATATACAACCGTATTAGAAACAGTGGATTCTGCATTAGAATCAATTCCAAAGCCATTAGAATTAAAACTTCCGAAGCTTCAAAAGATTTGATTTAAACATTAAATTCATTATAATATAATATGAAAATAAGTTACGCGGTTACGGTATGCAATGAAGTCGAAGAAATTAAACGGCTCATTGCATTCCTTTTAAAACATAAACGGGAACAAGATCAGATTTTAGTCTTAATGGATTTACAAAGATCGGATTTCTTTGATAAGATTCCTGAAAAGGAACAAGTGCATGAGTTTATTATGCAACATCACGTGCAAGCTCACTTACAAGTTGCATTTAGATCATTAAACAATGATTTTGCTACATTTAAGAATAATATTGCTCCATATTGTACTGGAGATTATATTTTCCAAATAGATGCTGATGAAATGCCACACGCGAAGTTAATTGAAATACTACCAGCATTATTAGAAGAAAATTGCGATTGTGATGTATTTTTAGTGCCACGTGTTAACACAGTAGAAGGCATGGATCAGGATCATATGCAACAATGGGGCTGGGCAGTCAATGAAAAAGGATGGATCAATTGGCCAGACAACCAATGGAGGATTTGGAAAAACAAACCTGAGATTAAATGGATAAACAAAGTTCATGAACGATTAGACGGTTTTAAATCATACACAGTTTTGCCAGAAATGGAAGAATTTGCATTATATCACCCAAAGACAATCGAAAAACAAATCAAACAAAATAATTATTACAATACGATATGATATCAACTATTAATTTTAAAGAAACTAACTATCCTGAATTTCAAACACAAGGAAATGCCGCACAATTTGCAATACCATATGCAAAACATGTATGTATTGGCACAGGAATTGATGTCGGATGTAATCGCCTAGAATGGACATATCCAGGAGCATGGCCAGTAGATCCAACAATTAACAATTATGATGCGTTAAATTTTCCGTATACTGATCTAGATTATATATTTTCATCACATTGTTTAGAACATTTAACTAACTGGGTAACTGTTTTAGACTTTTGGACTAGTCGACTAAAATCTGGCGGAACGCTATTTTTATATTTACCTGACTATACTCAAATATATTGGAGGCCTTGGAATAATAGAAAACACGTAAATATATTTACAGCAGATATTATTTCAGATTATATGCAAGATGCTGGATATGTAAATATTTTTAAATCGGGAGTTGATTTAAACAATGCATTTATGGTAATGGGTGAAAAACGATGAAATATATAATTAATCAATTTCAAGGATTGGGTGATATTTTATTTTGTGAACCTATTGCTAAACATTATTACAATAATGGTGAAAATGAAATCATATGGCCGATTTTAGCAGAATTTTTGTGGCTTCAAGAATATTTCCCATATATTAATTTTGTTAATTGGCAAGAATACAGTTTTCCATATGAAAGTACCTTTAATGGACAAGTATCGGATACTGAATTTCATTTGCCGCTGCGATTCGCAAATCCAATTGTAAGAAATTTACATCCACATGATTATTCGGATCAACTACATACAATGATGGATAAATATCGAATGTTGAATTTATCAACAGATTTGTGGAAAACTATGACCTGGGTTCGAAATATACATCGGGAAGAAAGTTTATACAATCTATTAGTTAAACAACCTAAATATATTTTAGTAAATAATATGTGGAGTGATGGTATACTAGATATACAAATAGATAATCCAGAAAATCATCAAATTATTACTCTGAGTAAAGTTCAAGGATTTAGTATGTTAGATTGGGCTAAAATAATAGAAAATGCAGATCAAATTTATACTGTATCAACTTCTAATTTATTTTTAATCGAAACGTTGCCAATCAAAGCATCAAATGTATGTATATATCCAAGATTACCACGTGAAAATAATTTTGACGGAATTTTGGAATTTGTAAATAAAAACTTTAAATTAATTATATGAAAAAACGAGTATTAGTTACCGGAAGTGAAGGTAATGTTGGATCTGAATTAGTTCCATATTTAGAATCAATGGGGCATGAAGTTTTATGCCTAGATAACATACAAAAATATCGATCAAATTATATTTTATGTGATATAATGAATTTAGCTGATGCTGAAACTGAAATTTCTAATTTTAAACCTGAAATTGTATTTCATTTAGCTGCAATGGTAAGTCGAGTTACTTGTGAGAAATCATTATCAATGGCCGTAAGCATTAATATGACTGGGACTGCTAACATTATTCAACTATGTAAACGATATGATGCTAAATTAATTAATTTTTCAACATCAGAAGTATATGGCAATCAAAATGTATTATTAGAAGAAGATATTACACCACAACCAAACAATATTTACGGAATTACAAAACTATGGGCTGAAGAATTAGTAGCATATGAAGGAACGCATTCTGGATTAAAGTATATTAATGTCCGACCATTTATGATGTATTCAGAACACGAAAATATGGGTGAAAATCGATCGGCTATGATTAGATTTGCTGAGGCAATTGTTAGCGGAACTCCGTTTGAAGTGCATAGAGGGGCTGCTAGATCATGGTTACATATGTCAGATGCAGTTGCAATGTATGAACGTATGATGCATCTAGATGGAAATCATTTAATAAATGTAGGTAATTCCGATTTTATTGAAATTGAAGAAATGGCACGGTTTATGTGTGATTATACTGGTCGCGATTATTCATTAATTCAAATTAAAGAATTACCAAATAAAATGACACTAACTAAAGTTGCATCTTTTAATAAATTAAAACAATTAACTAATTACACGCCACAAGTTAATCAACGAGATGGTATGCGATTAGTTATTGATCGAGTTAAAGAAGTATTAAAATCATGAAAGTATCTGTTTGTTTAACATACTACAATAGAAAACAATTACTAATTAATACATTAGAATCTATAAAACAATCTTCACTTTTATCTGATACTGAAATTATTATAGTAGATGATGCATCTGATGAAGAGCATCGCATTGAATCGATAATTGAGTTGTATTCAAATGATATGACTATACTATTTCATAGATTTGAGCCAACTGAAAAAAGTTGGACATTACAGATACCAGTACACAATAAATCAATTGCAATGGCATCTGGAGATGTTATAATTCAACAAGGAGCGGAGTGTTACAATGTTCATGATATAATATCACACGCATATCATACAATACAACCTAATGATTATTTGGTATACGGCTGTTATGCATTAACAGAATTTGATACTAATAATTTAACACTAGCAACACAAACATCTAGTAGTTTCACTACTGAAATTAATAACGAGTGTAATTGGAATACTATGTATACTAAAGGTGGATGGTATCAACATTCAATATACAGAGCGGGTAATCTAAATTTTTGTACAGCAATATGTCGAGAAGATTTAACACATCTAGGCGGATTTGATGAACGATTCTCCAATGGAAAGGGCGGCGGAGATATGGAATTTCTACTACGTATACAACGTAAACAAATGAATATCAAGCCTATTGATGATTATTTTGTATATCACCAATATCATACCCCAACACAATATCCACCATATGATCCAAATCATTCATTATACCATGAAACCGTTATACATGAAAATATTATTCAAGTAAATAATTCTTATATATGAAAATACACGCATACGTAATTTGTAAGAATGAGGAATTAATTTTACCGCATTTATTAAATTATTATTCAAAATTTTGTCAAAAAATTACATTTTACGACAATGAATCTACAGATAACACAGTAAATATCATTAATCAATTTAATGAATGCGAAACTGAAATTATCACATACTCAACTAACGGCGAAATACGAGATGATGTTTATGTTGAGATAAAAAATTCATGTTGGAAAGG